TTAACATAACACATATAATGCGCACTGTAATAGAGGTTCCTGTGGACTTGCAATCACTAAAGCCAATCCGGCACAAACCATTGAAATGCTTGATAATCCAAGTCCGTTATACTTTTTTGCAATGCTTTCCCACATGCTTTTTATCGCTGGATTTTCATTGCGATCAGCGTGACATCCTAGTAACGCGATCTCAGGGTCTATACCTGCGCCGTGTGCGAGAAAAACTGCTTCTTCATCAGTAAGTTGTCTAACACCTTTGCGAATTTTACTAATCTTCGGCGGGTCTAGATTCAAATCGTGCGCAACCTGCTTATCTTGTACGTAGTTTTTCGCCTTTTTGTAGGCGTTAATTAGTTCAGCTGTGTACATAAGAACCTCCATTTCTTCTCATTGTAGCCACAAAGTTGCCATAAATCGCATCTTGCAGTTGCCATTCTTCGCAACTAGGATTGCCATAAATCGCAATTAAGACCGCCTAGCTCTGGGCGTTTGCCCTTGACGCTTTCGCGCTTGGCTTTGGCGGTCGCTCTCTCAACTAGTCAAGGTGGTTGTTATGTCAGAAGTCTTCAACACCAAAAATCTCGAAATATATCTGAATCGCGCTTGGAGTTTGTTCCTTGTCTCGGTTATTGCGGTGGGTATTTATTTCTTTGGTTCCCTTATCTACGACTCGTTTGAAATCCCATACGACGATTACGAAACTTTTGCGAGTTATCTTGACCATGAGTTTTGTGGTGAGTTGGCTCGCGACTATGCCTCTGACGGTCGAGTCACCGTTTACGAGTATCTCATGGTTTCAAATTGCTCTGGCAAAGATGAAAAACGTAAATTCTACTCAAAGCTTGAGGCTCAATAATGCGTGAACTTGTTATTGATTTAGCGTCCGGCAAACAAGAATGGATTGATTTTGTTCCTGTCCATTCTTGGGCTTCATGTGAACACATTCCTGACAACTTATTCGACCATCGTTTTGAGTACGTCGACCACAGATTCACAACGCCTGAAGATTTCATTCCGTCGGCGGTGAAATCGGCAATGAGTGCGTCAATCTACTCACGCGACCTGTCAGATTTTATTGAGCGCCCTACTTCTAACCCTTGTTTGGATTTGCCGAAATCATTACACCGTAACGGCGACTTCGCTCGACACATGACACGCGCTTACACCGATATTCTGAAAACACGCAACGCTTTGGAAGCCGTTCGCGCGGTTAACGACGCTCACGACCGCTTGACTGAGCACGGCTACAGCTACGCGATGTCGGATGAGCAAATTACCAATCTAGCCAAGCGCAAATCACGCGACTTTTCTCGCGTGTTAAGTGCGATTCCGCTTGAAGAATCACAAGCGCGTTTTGATAAAGCGTGTCAGCTTCTTGATTCATTAGGCTTGGCATTCTCATCTGAGCAAATTCAGTACGCAGAAAACAACTGTGAACTTTTCGCATTGGTGAACCGTGCGCTTGATGAGCATTGGCTTGTTCGTCAACTGCGCCGTAAATGTGCTTACGAGGTTGAATGTGTTGCGCGTGATTTAGCGCTTGTTCAACGCCGTAAGCAAGTTTACTGCTCGGATTTTTCTCTAAGCCGTCAACGTGATCGCAATACATCTAACCGTATCGCGCTAGAAAACACGATTGCTTACGATGAGGCTGACCCATCTAACTACTTCACACTCAGTGAGCTATCCGCTAAGTCGGTTTCTAACGCTGAGATTCGCCGCGCTGAAATGTTCGTTCGTCTGCGTGGCTTTGAGGAAATCGCTCAAGAATCGAGTCACGATGCGGTGTTCTTCACGGTAACAGCGCCGTCTCGTTTTCACTCTGTTTCTAAGGGTGACATCAACCCTAAATGGCTTGAGGCTGGCAAGCCTGATGCGAAAGCGGCTCACGCTTACCTCATGGGCGTTTGGGCGAATCTTCGTAAGTCGATTGATAAGAGCAAAATCAAGGTTTACGGGATGCGTATTGTCGAGCCTCACCAAGACGGCACGCCGCATCACCACTTGTTGCTGTTCATGGAAAAATCCGCACGCAAATTTGTGACGTCTGAGTTTCGTCGTCTTGCTATGGCTGACTCGCCAGACGAAAAAGGCGCAAAGAAAGCCCGTTTCAAAGCGGAGGTTATCGACTGGTCGCAAGGTTCAGCCGTTGGCTATGTCGCTAAATACCTGAGTAAAAACATCGACGGTCAGCACATTGATTCTGACAAAGGTTCGTCTTTGTCTGGCTCGGATGCGGCGGAACGTGTCGTGACTTGGGCGCGCGTGAATCAAATTCGTCAATTTCAATTTATTGGTGGTCCATCTGTCACGGTATGGCGTGAGCTTCGTCGTCTTCGTGATGAATTCAAAGAGGACGATGCTTTGTTTACAGATTTATCTCAAGACGAACACTTTCTATTAGAAAAGGTTCGCCGCTCTGCTGATGAGGGCGACTGGAAAGCGTTTTGTTACGCAATGGGCGGTGTGTTCGTTAAGCGCAAAGACCAACCAGTAAAAGCGGAATACTCCGTATCAACCTCTATCGAAAAACTGATTGCTTCGGGCGGTGAATACTCATCGACTCGATACGGCGATATGGCTCAAGCGCGTTTGAATGGCTTGATGTTCCATAAGATTTTTATCGCAACTCGCTTCCGTACTTGGAAGACCGAGAACAAGCAACAATTCATCCGTGCTCAACAAGGCATCATGTCCAACGTGGTCGATTACTTCGACGCGCTAGAGCGTGAAAAAGAGTACGAGCGTATGTATGACGACCTTTACGAGCAATACGAAAAACACCTAGCGCTCTATGACGAAATGGAAGCGCTGTTGCTCACCGACCCTCAGGAAATTAATGCGTCGTGTTGGGTGGGCGCAGCCCCGCCCGACATGATGCATTAATTTCCCTTGGACTTGTGTCAATAACTGTCATTTCAATTTTCAACTAACCAACAACGTAAAAATAAGGGCAAAACACTATGAGAATGGAAGGTTTAATTCTAGATGTTTCGGACATCGTTCAAGAAACCAAAACAGACCGTAACGGCGAACAAAAGCAAAACGGCAAGCTGCGTCTCATCACGACCAACCCAACGGACACTATTGAAGTACGTGTCTCTCCTGAGCTTTGGGAAAACGGCAAGGCTGGCGAACTGCTCAAGCGCTGTGTGGGTAATCGCATGATGTTTGATGTGGAACACAAGAAATTCAGCTTTGGTAACGATGAGGGTAAACACGTTTCTATCGACGGTTTCCACCTCTACGCCCTACCTCAACTTAACGAAAAGTAAGGGCTAAATCATGACCGAGACGCAATTTGCAGAGCTAATGGCTCGACTCGATAACTTTCAGTTGATGGTGTTCTTAGGCATTTGCTTCTTGTTAGTTGCGCTCGGTTGGATGGTCGGAGGGCAAAGATAAATGCTGTCAACAGAGTTCATGCTCGGCTGTTTTGGAACAGCATTTATCCTTGGCTTCTCGATTGGTTTCCACATTCTGGGATTCAAGAAAGCGGCTGAGGTTTCAACTTCTTCATAAACCATAACATAGGAAATAAGACTATGGAAAAGCAAAACAAAGTACGCACAGCAATGGCTAAGGCTGGCGCAGTAGTAACAGCAAAACGTGCGGCATTTGGTGGTGCACTTCTTATGGCGGCATCTGGTGCACATGCAGCATTGCCGGAACAGGCAGCGCAAGCCTTTACTAGTTTAGGGACTTTCGTTACCGACATGCTCACCTCAACTTGGGGCATCGCTGTTCCACTAACGGTTGGTTTCATCGGCATCAAGCTATTCAAGAAAGGGGCAAACAAAGCAACGTAATTCTAACGACTGCTTTATACACCCATTGGTCAACGCCTCCGAATGGGGGCGTTATTTTTCACGAGGAAGATTTACAAATGAACATTAAACAAAGCATAGCGTCACTGATTATTTTACTGGGTGTTTTGTTTAGTGCTTTTAGTGTAAGTGCCGCTCAACCAACGTATAAGGTTTCAGACGTTTCAGCTTATCCCGATTGTAAGTTGCTATTGGGTATGAGAGTTAACCCTGCCTCTTATGTCTCTTGTTATGAAAACAAGTTTGTTAACTACAAGGATTTTTCTACTAAGTCCTGCTATTTGAGGCATGGTAAATACGTTGTAGATATCATGTGTCACACAACCAGTGCTTCTTGGCCTCTTTATCGTGCAGCTGGATTCTTTCAAAATTCAGCTCAATGTCCTCCCGACCATGAAAAAGTAGAAGACGGGTACGTCGTGTCGTGTGAACCCATCGTTCCTGCATGTGAGTTTGGCGAAAACCCTGACGGTACATGTATGGATGCCTGTCAGTTCAAACAGTCCATTAATGACACTCAATCACTTCATTGGTCGGCTTACGTTTACGGTGAACAAGTAACAGGGGCGTGTTTTGGCGATTTTGGTGCAACACGTTGTGAGGTCGAGCGTATCCCTAATGACAGTACGCTTTGTACTGATGTCGATTCGGGCGAATTTACCCAAAACACGCGATGTCACGGTAAGTTTCAATTCACAGGTAAGCAGTGTGATGGTGGTACGCTGTTTTGGGGTAAAGATGGCCCTGACACCCCTATTATTCCCGATGATCCAATTCACGACCCTGACGACCCAACGGGCGACATCGAAGACCCTAGCGTACTTCCTGACGACTCGACCAATACGGTTAATCCACCGAATACGGGGGATGTGCCAGATGTCGAAGACCCTGACACAGATGAATCGACCGATAAGGGCGTAGTCAACGCGATTAAGGGGCTCAACTCAGATGTGAACAAGGCGCTTCACGCGCTAAACGTCGACCTCAATCAATCGAGCGCTGATATTCAGAACCAAATCATTGCGCTCAATGCGTCGATGGTGACTAACACCCAAGCGATTCAAAAGCAGCAAATCAACGACAACAAGATTTACGAAAACACTAAGGCGCTGATTCAGCAAGCTAACGGTGACATCACGACGGCGGTCAATCGAAATACCAACTCTGTTGGTGAGGTAGTTAAGGGACTCGATGATTTGCAAACCACTAACGCTGATGGATTTGCAGAGCTATCGGATAAACTCGACGACCTCAAGCCTTGTGAGCCTACCGAGGAAAACAACTATTGTGAAAACCCTCATGGTTTAGGTTCGGATTATGTCGGTGATGTACTGACTCAAGCGGATAAAGCCGTGTCCGGTGCGATGAATTCCTATGAAAAGACCGTGACCGATGCGGCTAACGATTTGATTGAGAAGAATCTGACGGCGGAGTCTGAGGGGCATATTAATGCCATATCGGATTCGTTTTTGAGTGTGTTACCTAAGCCTACGCCCTGCATGAATCTATCCTTGCCTACGCTTGGCGGAGGTCGCGCTTCTATTTCTTGTGAGTTTTCGCAGAAACTCAAAATGATCATCTCAATTCTGATTTACATCTACACGATTAAGACGCTTGTTGAAATCCTGCTGACTGAGGTCACGCCTGTACCAAGTAACAAGCCAGGTTCGGGGAGATATTACTAATGATTCAGCTATTACCAATTGTCAGCACCATTGGGACGGCGTTGCGCCTCCCTGCTCTGGTTGCCTTTATCTCTCAGATAGCGACCACGTTATTTGGTTGGTTCTTCATTGCGAAAGCACGAAATGTCACGATTAACTTGGTCATTTTAACGCTGCTAATCGGTTTAACCGTCACCCTCACCTTAGCAATTTATACCCTTGCAACGGGTCTGTCTTATGTTGCGCCTCCAATGTGGTCACAAGCAGCGGGTATGTTCATCCCTAATAACGCCGTGCCTTGTGTGAGTGCGATTTACTCTGCGCGTCTGCTGCGTTGGGTGTGGGAGTGGAAGTTCTACGCGATTGTGAGGGCGGCGTAATGGCATCGGTCTACTTTGTCACGGGTAAGCTCGGCTCAGGCAAAACGCTAACGGCAGTCGGTAAGATTCGCGAGGCGTTTATGCGCGGTGTGCCTGTGGCGACAAACCTCGATATCAACTTGAAAGAAATGCTTGGACGCGATAAGCGCAACACTCGCCTTTACCGTCTGCCGGACAAGCCTCAAGTGGAAGATTTGATGGTGATAGGTTCGGCAAACAAGAGCTATGACACCAAAAAAGACGGCTTGATTGTGCTCGATGAGTGCGGAACGTGGTTTAACTCGCGCACATGGAACGACAAGAATCGACAAAAGTTAATTGATCACCTTTTGCATATTCGAAAGCTTGGATGGGATGTCATTTTCATCGTTCAAGACATTTCGATTGTTGATAAACAAGCGCGTCTCGCGCTGGCTGAACACACCGTGTTTTGTCGTCGTTTAGACCGTCTTCAAGTCCCTATCATCTCGACTGCGGTATCCGTTCTAACGCTCGGTCAACTCAAGTTGAAAATGCCTAAGTTGCACGTTGGCATTGTGAAGTATGGTGACAACGCGAACTCGCTCACCGTCGAGAAATGGATGCTCTGGGGCACGGACTTGTACAGCTCTTACGACACTAAGCAGATGTTTAGAAACAACTATGAGGACGGCGTTTATTCAGTATTGCCGCCCTACTATACCCACGGACGTTACACTGTCCCGTATACGTTGAGAAATATCATGCGCATTACGAAAATCTATCTCCGTAAATACTCCCGATTCAGTGTATTTGCGGCAGGTGTCGCCGTCTCGTTTGCGGTGTTCACCTTAGTTGGCACGCCGAACATGTCGACGGAACCCGAAACGGCTCAAGCCTCGGTGCCTCGTGAGTCATTGAGTGACTTGCTCGACGGCTATCGAATCGAATCGTCAATGAATCCCCCAAACGTTGCCCCGTCTTTTGTGTTGGTTAAGGACGATGTGCGTCTTTCGTCGTCGCAACTATACGCAAAAGGCTTTACGGCTCAATCTAACGGCTCTTGCTCAATTACGGTTAGCGGCAATGGTCAATCATTCAAAGTCATGTGCTAGGGAATAAGGTGCGCTTTATGTCATGGATAATCGCAAAACTCACAGCTTTTCTTTCAAAAAAACAAAAAGAATCTTATTGCGCCGGAGGCTCGCTGCTTGCGCGCTCATTACTCATCATGCGCTGTGGTAAAGTTGAGAAACAAACAACGGCTTGTTCCAACTTTTCCACATCCAGCATTACCGCCTTTCTGCTCGCGTGCACCCTGATTGGCTCTCCTGCTTTTGCCGCAACCTCTGCGCCCTTTGAGGCAAAAAATACACCGATTGGAGACTTTGCATCGTGGTTCTCGGTTCACACTGGAAACACGGTTGTGCTTGGTCATGGCGTTACTGGCGAGGTCAGCTTTACTGCGCCCGATTTGAAAGATGAGGACTATCCAGCCTTTTTCCTTTCCGTGCTTCGTGCGCATGGTTACGAACTCACGCATGACCACGGCGTCTTTACCATCATTGCTGACGCGAACAAGGTGGAAACGTTCGAACCCTCTCAAGTGAAGCTGTACTTCTTTGAGAATGTTAGAAATACCAAGGTCGTTGATTTAATTTCCTCGATGCTTGCTGCAACTCAGAATCAGACACTGAACAACAAAGCGATTAAGAATTACAAGGTTGAGGTGCTACCGACCACAAACAGCATTATCGTGACAGGCTCTGAGAATCAATTGAAGCAAATTGATGTGCTCATCAAAGGGATTGATAGACCACAAAAGCAAGTCTTTATCGAGGCGGTGATTACCGAAACTGAGCTCGGTGATTCTCAGGAAGTCGGCGTAAATATGGACTTAGCTCTGAGTGAGGCTGGCTTTGTTTCTCAGCCTACTGCAATTAAGAAAGCCGTTGATAACCTACTGTTCTATGAGGGCGGTGATTTCAATGCGCTTATTAAAGCCGTGTCTAAGAATCAGAATACTAAGCTCTTATCACGACCAAACATGTTCATTATGGACAGAGAGCGCGGTTACATCACGGTTGGTCAGAACGTGCCGTTCCTAACTTCGTCTGAGGTAACAGACGGCGGTAATCGAGTCCAGCAAATAGAACGTAAAGATGTGGGCGTGTCACTTGAGGTTGTACCGCATGTAATTGGTGATCATGTTGTGTTGCAGATTATGCAAAAGTCCGACTCGGTAACGGATTCCTCTATCGCATCCGACATCATTACCAATACGCGAACACTGCAAACAGTGGTCAAGGTTAAAGACCGCCAAACAATCTCTTTAGGTGGTTTGATTTCCCAAGAGCAGCGCGACTCGGTAAGCGGTGTGCCAGTCTTAATGGATGTGCCTTTACTTGGTGCTTTTTTCAGGTCAGAAAAGACCAATACGGTAGATAAAGAGCTTAAAGTAACGATAAGAACTACGATACTTTGAGTAAAAAGGAAAGCCGAACAATGGATGTTCGGCTCTGCTTTAGCTGTACTGTAATACGCTTTCCAATTCTCTACACTTTATTATCGTGTCGCGCTCTAATACGGTTGCGATATGTGTTTTGTCATAAGAGCTTTTAGCTTCAAACCGAAGCAACGGATGGTGTCCGTTAAGTGCATTATTTACGTATATGTCTCGTTCTTGTCTCTTCTTCTGCCTATGAGATGAGTCGTCCAGCTCGATGACCGCCAATACTTTTGTGTCTCTATCCGTAATCACGTAGTCCATTCTTTTCGCCCAAGTTCGAGAATTGTCTTTAAAGTTGGTCGGTTGAACTAACGCCATCAATGAAACTTGACTATGAATCACGTATTCATCAGGTATAAGCTCCTGCAACACGCTATAGAATCTGCGCTCTGTCTTGGTAGCCAAGTATGTACTTTTCTTGTGAGGTACAGAATTAGTCTTATTGCCAGTCTTCGGCAGAGGTACTTCGACTATCTTTGGGTTCTTTTCTACAACTTTGGGTTCAAAAGAATGCACGCTGTTTGGTCTTCTAACCGCTGCTCCTTGTTCCCATTCGTTAAGCCTACGTTTAGGTTTCTTACCCTTCTTTGTGAATAGATACACAATACACGCTAAGGATATAAGTATCATTAATTCAGTCACTTGCTGTTCCTTGCTCATAAAAAATAAGCAAATGGTAGCATTTCGGTTCTGTTTGAGGTGTTATTGAAATCAACTTTTATGCGCCGCGGGGTAAAATAGACTAAATTAAAGTACTTATTATTTTATTATGGTATTTTTGAAAAAATAGTGGCCTCATATGGGTAGCCACAATATACAATTACACTCTATACGACATGTTGTTTACCCGCCTACCATAAACGAATAAGATAAAGAACAAAGTTAGGTAAATAGCTCAGGGATAAGTATGGACTTCGAAAACATATTCGAGAACGTATACGGCGATGTGAGCCGTAGGAGAAGCATTGATAAAGAATCTCTTGTTTTAAAGGATTCTGGTAACTTGAAACTTGAAAGCACTGGGAATGACGGAGAAAACCATCAAATGCTTATGGCAAATGGTTTACAAGAGGTTTTCCAGTTGCAAAGCCAAATAAGGCCGATATTTGGCAAGGATGGCATCAACGAAACCCCTATTGGTACTCATCCTGATTTTCTTTCCTTAGAGGGGTCTGATCAATTAGTTAACCAATATTCCTGTACAATGTTTGTAGACATAAAAGGTTCTACTCGCCTTTCGCTACTATATGATTTAGAAGAAGTTTTTTTGTTTAAGAATGCAGTTATTCAAACGTGTGTTGAAGTAGTAAGAGCCTTCGATGGTTACGTACATCGGTTGATGGGTGATGCTGTAATGTCTTTTTTTGGAAGTACGCACAAAGCTAAGGAAGATGCAGTTGCTGATGCTATTAACTGTGTTTCAACACTTTGTGTAATGCTTGAGTATGGTATCAAACCTTGGATGGAAACTAATGGGTTTGAAGCAAAAGACTTTGGGTTCAGAGTTGGGCTAGATTTTGGTGACGACAATGAAGTGTTGTGGGGGCTATTTGGCTATGACGGTGTTGGCGAGATTTCTGCTACAGGCCTACCCATTGATATGGCTTCAAAGCTTCAAGGTCTAGCAAGAAAAAATCGTGCTATGCTAGGTCAGGGATTATTAGAATTTGTAGAATGGCCTAGTTGCTACTCGAAAGTCAAAACCGCAATAAAAAACGAAACCGAAGTTGAAAAGCTTTTTGTTGAGCCGAATATCACCGATAAAGATGGTAATTCTCTGAATTATGTTATGAGAGAGTTAGATCATTCACAATATATGGAAGTTAGTGTGCTTCCGACAGATGTAAGAAGTAAAGTAAACTCTAATATAAAAAATCATCCAGAGATCAAGTATCAATGCTTCGTTCTTACTCCAGAAGGAGAAGAAGAGTATATCTCATCAACAAAATTTCTAGAAAGCAATCAAAATCTGGAGTTTAGGGTTACGGCATTGACCACTGGTAGCCTTAAGTTTCCATTGAAAGTAAAACTTACAAAAACCAACAACGGTAAGTATGCTCCAGAAGCCGAGCGAAATAAACCTCGCGTTGTAAGTAATAATTTAAAAATAATAAAGAGAACGAAGACTCCTTACACTAAAGAATATAATTCGTCTGAGACCATTATTCGAGAAGAAACTACTTTATACCGAGGGCTGCATACCATGAAGTGTGAAATAAGCGATGATAATGGTGTTCTGATTTTCACGGATTGGATAGGTGTAATGATTAAATAGTAGAATGGTTCGGGAGTATTAATGGATAAAATTTCAATACTAATGGAGTCTCTTAGACGCACTGACTCCTACTCTGTCGCAGCAGATCAAAAAGCCTCATTCACTTTAGCTGCAGGTATTGCTTATTTGGGCATTTATGCATCTATTTTTTACAATATTATATCGGATAAAGAAGTTAACCTTCCTATTTCATTTTCTATTTCAGTCATAGGTTTGGTCATTGTAGTCTGGGTAAAATGGTTTTCTATTATTAGAAAAGTCTTTGATCCTGACACGACTAAAGCACAGCGAAAATCAGTGGTATCATTTGTTTCGATAATTAAGAATGATAAATCTCTGGATGAACTCATTGATACGTATACTCAGATAGAAGAACAAGATCAGCGAGTAAATAACTTGACTCGCCTTGAATGTGATTTGCTTGAGAATCATTGGATTTGTTCTAAGATCTGCCTAAACAAAATGGAAAATTTCAAAAGTAGTTTAAACTGGTTGCTTTTAGCTTTGGGGACATCTGTCTTGGGGTTAGCGCTAATCGCTTTTTACTTAAATTTTCTTGCAACATAGGGCTCCTCAAGGAGCCCTTCTCTACATCATTCTTTTTAATGCCCTAGCATATTTTAAAACTTTGCCAGCGGCCTCTAAGTCTGTCAAAGCTCCAATCTCTAATAAAGCGATTCCTGTCAAAACTTGTTGGGCTGTCACCAATTGACCAGTTGGTAGTTCTAACCTGTCATAGTGCATTTTAAAGTGCTCCCATTGTTCAGATGGGCTTAGTTCCCTTCCCTTTGTCATTCGCATGAGTCGTTTACACTCCGGTGGGATAGTTTTCCCCTTATCCCATTCTTTGACCGTTCTCACAGTTTTTAAACAAAGTTCAGCAGCTTGTTCGACGGATAAACCACATTCAAATTCACGAAAAATATAGTTTTTAGTCATTTCGTGATACTTCATTGAATAGTCCCTCAAAAGAGGGACATTTTATAGAATACGCATATGCAATCGTATTCAACATAAGCAGATATAATGCGCACTTAGCTATGGCTACTTTAATGTTGTTTTATTTATGACTTAAGTCTTTAAGTATCACAAACCAAGATCTCTTTTCATATGCTCGCTTAGCTCTTCGGATGTCCGTACGTTTTGCTTTCTTGAGTACCGATGCCTTAACTCACCACCAAACAACACGCGAAATACTCTAGTATAAAAATTTATGGTTTGTACAACTAACTTAGAAAAACTTATTTCTGGCAAGGATAATTGTTTCGTATTTTGTTTTATTACTTTCATATTCATAAACCTCAACATAATTTGTACTTAAATTTGATAATGCAACATCGATTACTAAAATAATTTTATTTATATTTTTGGGTACAGTAATTTCATTATGGATAACGCAAGCCGCTTCAATTAATATGCTACCTTTACTTTTATTCAAAGATGTTATTTTTGATATAATGTCAACCTTACAGTTCCTATCGTTGACTAAAGATTTAATATCGTCACTGCCTGAAACGTTAATAATCCCATTTTTTATATTATTAACAATCTGCTCCAAGTGGTATTCAGAAACCACTTCTTCGTAACTTTTAAATATCAT